TAATTGCTTTTCGTCTTTACAGAAATTGATCTCGGCTAGTTCATGCATTTCATCATCGAACTGACTTGGGTCAGTCCAACTATCGTCAGGAGGAATACAGTACACAACTGTTCTGTCCTCGTGCATGTGATGAATAGCAATTGAGTTAATAAGTGCATAAGGATTTGAAATCGTACTGAATCCAATCTCCTTATTATAATCAACCTCAATATCAAGAAATGTTATGTTGAGCTTTGGTGCAGGTTGTCCGTAGTAATACTCTGACAATATGCGACTTTCAGGAGCAATATCGGATTCAAATATATCCATCCCATAACTCTTCATATCTTCTTTCGCAGATCTAAAATCACGAAAGTTAATAAAGTCATGACGAGTTAGTGCATCACCGAAGATGCTTGTATATTCACCTTCGGAGTCTTTTGTGAAAAAGTAATAGGGAGCAGGATAGTTTTTTACTACCCGCTTTCCATCAACTCGTTCCCAGACGATAACTTGATCGCCTTGTTTTGCTGTCGAAATATAACTCAATCAAATTTACCGATTATATCTTGTTCGAATAAGATAACCAACTTTTCACCATCGACAGTTACTTCTTCACCAGTTGAGATAATAACTCTATCCCCAACTTCAATAGTCATTGGTTGAATTGTACCGTCTTCTAGAACCTTTCCGTCACCAACAGCAACGACAGTACCTACATCAGGTGCTTCCGCATCTTTACCAAGATAAATTCCGCTGTCGGATGATTCTTCTTTTGCGTCCTTCTTAACAGCGACACGATCACGTAATGGTCGAATACCCATTACTCGCCTGTCCCAACTTCTTTACCAAGAACAAGTGCTTCATACAAATATTCGAAGTCTTCATTTTCAGCTTGAAGATCTGCGTAAGTTTGCTTGTACATTGTTCGTGCAAGTTTGTTGATAATCTTTTTCTGAATGCCAGATTCTCCATGCGCGACATCACAGATTTCTTTCATCTGCTCTCTTTCTTTATCAGCACGATGAAGACAGTGAGTCATTTCTGAAAGCATTGTTTTTAGTTTTTGACGATCATTAGGATCACTAGGTACACTAGTTGTCATTTTTATTCTCCTTATTATTGTTATTGTGTGGTTTTATTATACAGGGTTTAATTGCGATAGACAACAGGGGCTTTTTGAATGTAGAATTTGTGCAGTCCAACGAGGAATACTGGACGCATGTGTTTGCTCCACCATGGATTAACATATGTTGCGTGATAATGATCTGCCCCATTTGTTATGTCAACAAAATTATCAAGAATTCCTTCTGCCAACATTGCTTGTGCAAGTCTTATGCTTTCTTCCCAATGATGTTGCTCAAGAGGGGTATCTTTTTTACCGTCCCATGTCCAAGAGAATTGTGCAACCCATCTTCCGGTTTCGGGGTGTCTTCGTTTTTCCCAAACTACTTCACAAACCGTATCTGGAAATTTGTGTGATTTAACTCGATTGATAGTTGCAAGTCCAACAGCAATTTGCCCCAAAACGTCTTCGTTGCGCGATTCAAAATAAATATTTTTTGCGAGACAATCGATCTCTTCTTCCAAGTTTGTAAATACCCATTCAAATTCTTCGACAGGCTCGACTTGGGTTTCGGGATCATCAATCATTGGCTCAATTATGTCGTAATCGGCAGGAGGAGGGGCAAGTGATAGCGTTTCGACTCTCAGAGGTTGGTTTAATCTTTCTTCCGCTTTGTCAGACACAACAATACCGCCAAAGAATCCCATTGCTAGAAATCCAAGGCAGATAATACTAAACAATACAACTCGTTTAGCAGGACTAAAGTTGTATACTATGGACGGGGTTTTATTCATCATCCTCATTCTGTTTCGCTTGCTTGTAATATCTATCATACTACATATTTATGCAAAAAACAACAGGAATTAGGCGAATTCGGACAACCAGATAGTGTAATTACCCAAAAATTGGTTTGGATCGTACAAAAATGGCTTTTGAGCTGCGATATGAAAACGTACTTGATACAAATCCCCTGCAAGTATCTCAGTTGTGTTATTGATGAAATGAGGATCACTTGGAAAGAGGATTAATGTTCCTCGTTGAGGGTTAAAACCAAAATGGTGTTGTGCAAATTCTAATTTACCACCATAAACTTCAAAGTCATCATCAAAAGGAATTCGTTCTTGATAGTCACACATGAATATGACACCAGTTAAATCTCTGTCTCTTCCTCGAACCCATTTGCCGTTCAGGTATGAAGCATTTTCGCAGTGAGGAGGATTCCCTTTACATTCTTGTGCGTACCATTCAAAAACCATTTGTTCAGTTCCACGATAATTGATATCGTAGTACTGTTCAACTTCTGGAATTAGTTGCTCGATGCGTTCAAAGATCTTCTCTTCGTTGCGATCGTGCATACGCATAGTCTTTATAGGATAACCTTCACGGTCTTCATCGGGAACTGTAAGGTTGAGATCGTCAACGATATCTTCGCACATAAGCGGAGACAAAAATTCTTGTTTTATCAAGAATGGGGATTTGGTAGCCATATGTCAGCTCCTAAGTATGTTTATCTGTTTCTTATTTGAGTAGCAATTTCGTCTAACATAAATTCCATCGCTTCGTTCGGATCTTTAAAGTTTCCAGCCCAGTGAATTAGTTGGCTTACGATGTCTTTTACTGAATTGCGGAGAATTTGAGCTTTTTCATCGTCTAAAATTTCAAATCCTTCAACACCTTCCGTTTGTGTTGCACGACCAACCACTTTAAACTTACCAGCAGTGATAAAATTCATACCAAGCAATACATCCATGTAGTTATCACCTGCAACAATCTCTTGATCAGGAACATCATTGATGTTGAACTTAACGTTACTTACCGTAATGTCTTTTTCGTTTGGATCTTTTGTTGGAACAACTACGTTAAAAGTAACGATAGGACGATTCTCGGTCTTGTCGCCAAGCTTAACTGCTTGGAATCCTTCGTATCCCATTGTAACATTCTTTCCATAAAAGTTGAAACTACATGCACCTTGATTTTCGTTTATCTTCAAGTTATTAACACGAAGCGAACTCATTTCAGCACCAGTATCAACTTTTGCGTCAATAGGTTCGTTTGAATTGAATGTAGTCAAAACAATTTGAAGTTTGGATCCAATATCACGCGCATCGTTTGGATCACCTGCTTCTTTTACAACTTGCTTGCTTGAATTCATCTCATGTTTGATACGAGCTACCAATAATTCTAAATCGTTTACTAAATTGTCATCTTTCATTATTTATTCCTCAAAATCTTCAATCGCTTTAACTAAGGCTTCTTTGGCCGCTCTTGCGTGAGTAATTGCTTTATCGACGGACTTGCTTGATTTTTCATGTCCGCGATTTCTTAATTGTACTTCAAGTTGAATTAGTTTGTATACACTATCTTCAGCTTTCTTTTTAAAATCTTTGAGCTCAACTGCCTCAATCTCATTTGGAGATTCAGTCATTGGAACACCAGCTAATTCTAAAAGTCGTTTCTTGTCCATTTTACTCTCCATGTTTCTCGTAGAAGGTATTTATACGTTTGAGCAAAGGTGCGACATAATCATCGATCTTTCTCTTGTATACTAACGGCATCATACCCTTTTCTACTGCGATAATAACGACAATATCTTCAATCGGTTCACCATATAATTCGTGATACATAATCGCGTATGCTGTGCATTGGATAAAATAATCCTCAACCATACTTTCGTCTTTGTTGTTGTTTGATGTTTTAAAGTCAATGATTGCCAACTTCCCTTCGTATTCACCAACAACATCAACACGACCGGCTAAACGCAATCTATCGCTATACAAAGCACATTCCTGTGCTCTGATGTTGTCTATTTTGTTAAGGGGGATTTTGATTTGGTTGAACAGACGAACATAAGAAGCGTCTATTCCTTTTGTGAACCCTTGTTCGTTGTCGAGGTATTTTTCTGCGAGAAGATGAACGGCAGTCCCACGATCAGCACAGCGTTTGGTCTCTTTGTCGGCTCTTGATTTTCCGAGGCTGTTTCTCCAATCTTCCAACCAAGGTTTTGGACCATCTGAGAGAATCGTTGTAATAGATGCATATTTTTTCCCTTCAGGCGTAGTATACCATCTTTGTCCATTGACAATACGTGCGTCGAGCTCTAATGATGAATTTGGGTGTACGTGTGTAAACATGCCTGTATTTATAGTTATTTACAGACACTATACATTAGTTTGGAACAGATTACAACGCTTTTTTGATTGTGTATCCACCTTGTATCAGGATGGTCGCACCTAATTTCTGCTCGGCATCATAACGCGTCGGAGCCCAGATAGTTTTAGTCTTGCCATCTTTGAGTTTGGCAATCCACTTGACATCACTTTTCTTTTTGGTCTCTTGCAAAAGTTCTTGAATAAGTTTCATTTAGATTAATTATCCTTCCATTTGAGATTTGATGTCATTAATTGCTTCTGCTAGGTAATCGTCTAACAACAGTTCATATTGTTCTTCGTTACCATCAGCATCTCTTTTCGCTATATCTTCAACGTAAAAAGCTATTCGTCCAATAGCTTCAAAATACTCAGTTTCGTTTACTCGATCTTCTTCGTTTAGTTGTTCAATACCAGCCAATTCTAGTAGTCGTTGCCTATTCATCGTATATACTTTGGAGCCTGCGCTTTTAGTGCTATCATAAAGTCGTCTGTAAATAGATCATCAAATAATCCTTCAGCTATTTCAAGCAATACACCTTCATCGAGCTCCAAATCTGGATCTTCTGCCATCATATCATCTGCTAATTGCACTGATACTTCTAGTAGTTCTTTAGCAGTTTTTTGTG